CTGGAAAGCAGGGGGTGCAGCAGTAACAAACACAGATGGGACAATAACCTCAACAGTATCTGCTAATCAAGATGCAGGGTTTAGTATTGTGACATTTAATAAAACTACAAATGCTTCAACTGCATCTACTTTTGGTCACGGATTATCAGCAGCACCTGAAATGATAGTATTAAAAAGAACAGATGGTGCAGAAGATTGGTATGTATATCATACATCTTTAGGAAATGCAGCAAGAGTACAATTAAATTCAAGCGCTGCACAAACAACAGGAACAAATGTATGGGGGCAAACAGACCCAACTGCTACTGTCTTTACTGTTGAAAGTTTTAATGCAGGAAATGCTATTGCCTACTGCTTCCATTCAGTAGAAGGTTTTTCTAAAGTAGGGTCTTATATTGGGGTAGGTTCAGGTAATACTGTAAATGTTGTAACAGGATTTGAGCCTGCTATGATAATTATTAAAAGAACTGATAACCTTGAAGATTGGAAAATAATAGACAATAAAAGAGGAGACTTTGCTAATTCTTTAGAACCTAACGAAGCAATAGGTGAAGAAGTTAATAATAATTCAAACTTTACTTTAAGTGCTAATGGTTTTACCATAGGAGACCCACACGGAGATTACAATGCTCTAGGCGGAACCTACATCTTCCTTGCAATAGCAGCTGACCCTGCTCCAGAACCAGTATTAGCTAATAGTTTTAATACTGTTCTTTATACAGGTAACGGTAGTACACAAGCTGTAACTGGATTAGGATTCCAACCTGATTTTGTTTGGATAAAGTGTAGAAGTACAAATCAACAAAACCACGTTCTTTTTGATTCAGTTAGGGGTGTGGCAAGAGAATTAAGGAGTGATGCAACTAATTCTGAAGCTAATTATAGTGCAACAAATTATTCTTTAAAGTCTTTTGATAATAATGGGTTTACTGTTAGCGATAATACAGCAGGAAACTATAATGTAAACGGGGCTGTTGGTGGAACATATTCTGGTGCTGCTCAATTTGTAGCTTGGTGTTGGAAAGCTGGGGGGATACCTGCTATAAATCAAAACGGTACTATTGATAGTATTGTTAGTGCGAATCCTGCCGCAGGGTTTAGTGTTGTGAAGTGGACAGGTGGTTCTCAAGCAGGATTAAATGTAGGTCACGGATTAGGAGTTGCTCCTTCTTTTATTATATTAAAACCAACAGATAGAACTGCAGATTGGTATATTTACCATAAAGATTTAGCAAGCAATCAATCTTTAAGATTTGATACAACCGCAGCAAATACTAATTTATCTTTTCCTAATGTAAATAGTCTAAATTTTAATTCAGACTGGACAACTTCAACTTGGCAATTTATAGCCTACTGTTTCGCAGAAGTAGATGGTTATCAGAAGATAGGGAGTTATACGGGGACAGGCTCAAGTGGTATTACAGTTACAACAGGATTTCAACCAAGATTTGTGATGATTAAAAATGCAACTCTTGGAGCAACAAATTGGACTATACACGATGCTTCAAGAAACGTAAGTAACCCAAGAAATAGCGTAATTCGCCCTAATATATCTAATGCAGAAGTAACTACTTCATCAGTTGATATTGATTTTAATTCAAATGACTTTGTAGTTAACGGAACTGATATTGGAATAAATGCAAATGGACATACGCTTATCTATTTAGCAATAGCATAATGGAATATATACAAAACAATAGCGCTTTATTAGACATTGAAATTGTTTATGAAGTGGTTAAAAATAAAGAGAAATGAGTGTTACAGATATGAAGTTATATTTGATGAACTTTACTGCACTAGCGGTTTCAATGGTGGATATTGATGTTATATTAAAAATTGTTTTACTTTCTGTATCAATAGGATACACTATACATAAATGGTATTTAATGCATGGAAAGAATAAGTGAGCACATATCATACAAAGAAGCAATCAAATCAAATACTGCTACACGATTATCAATAGAAAATATACCAAATGATTATCAAGTTACTAATATGGTTGGCGTTGCTATTAATGTTTTCGAGCCTCTTAGAGAACATGTAGGCGGCCCGATAAAGATTAATAGCATGTTTAGGTCTGAAGATTTGAACCGAGCTATTGGAGGAAGTGCTCGCTCACAGCATTGTGAGGGTAGAGCCATTGACCTGGATGATACCTTTGGGCACAAAACAAACGCTCAGATGTATCACTACATAAAAGACAATTTAAGCTTTGACCAGCTTATTTGGGAGTTTGGGAGCGACAAGAATCCAGACTGGGTTCATGTGAGCTATGTGTCAAAGGAAGAAAATAGAGGGCGTTGTTTACGAGCCTTAAAAGAAAATGGAAAAACAATTTATATAAACAATTAATTATGCTTACATTTAGTATTATACTCAATTTTGTGCTTGTCTTAGCACTAGTCTATGTAATCTTTTTACACACCGGATTTATAAAAGACGAAGACAAAAATTTTATATCTGATAAGCTTGAAAAGAAGGTGGCAGATATTAAAGAAGATGTTGGGGAAATTAAATCAAGAGTTGGAGAAGAGCTTTCAGATGTTGCAGATGCAGTAAAAGAAGTAGGAAATCAATTAGGAGATTTACCTGGTGCTGTAACTGGAAGACAAAGAGCGGGAAGAAAGCCTGAAAAATAATGTCAGAAAAGAAACCATTTAAACAAACGGGGCTTGGTAAAATATTATTAGGCGTACTGCCCTCTGTTGTTAAGGGAGCTTCTAAAGTTCTTCCTGATAGCGGAGTGTTGGGCGTTATAAAAAATTTAATTGACACCGACCCTGATATGTCTGCTGAAGAAAAGGCGGCAGCTCACGACCAACTTGTTGAGCTTTATCGCCTAGAAGTAGAGGATAGAGACTCAGCTAGAAAGCGTGAGGCGGCTATAGCTACAACAGGTAGAAGCGACTGGATGATGACCCTGACAGGAATAGTGGGGTTGTCTGCGTTTGCTTTTTTGGTTTATACAGTAGTTACTACTCAAGTTCCTGAGACCAACAAGGAGATATTCATCCACATGATTGGTATTGTTGAAGGTGTTGCCCTAAGTATTTTTGGATACTACTTTGGGTCAGCAGTTAAAAAAGAAGATAAAAATGGCTAAACAGCAAATCATAACCTATAAGGAAAAACCTCCAGTAAATAGACCTGGAGTGCACGCTAAAACAAAAACCTCTTCCTTAAAGACCTCTAAGAATTACCGCAAGCTATACCGAGGACAGGGGCGGTAAATATTTGTTATATTTGTAATTACTAAATTTAATATAATGGATATTCGGAAAATCTCTATAGGTCCTGATTATAAATCAGGGGCTATGCACTACATACTAGGTCAGGAAATTTTAGGGGGGAATCATACTATACATCTTATAAAACAAGATACACAGACTAGAGAAATTAATGTTTGGATTAAAAGAGAAAAGGAAATCTTTTTATGGAAAACATTTAGTGGCTCTATGCCGATGGCTATAGAATATAACGTTAATTTTTAATGAGGTCTCCTTTTTATTTTATAGTAAAACCTTTGAGTGGTAAGCGTTATAATAACTCTAAAGAAATAGGTGGGGTTGATTTTTTAACGAGCACCTCTGAAGAAAACCACTTGGCCTCCAATAGAGAGGCTATTGTTGTATCTACTCCATTGAACTATCAAGGAAATATAGAGCCCGGAGATATTCTTCTGGTTCATCACAATGTCTTTAAGTTTTACAATGATATGCGGGGTAGGCAAAAAAGTGGTAAAAGTTTTTTTATGGATGACCTGTTTTTTGTAGACAATGAGCAGTTTTATATGTATAAAAAAAACAATCAATGGCACTGTCATGACAGGTATTGTTTTGTAGAGCCTATCCCAACAGTAGAATCTTTTGTATATAAACCTATGAGCGAAGAACCGCTTATGGGAAAGCTTAAATATACAAACGACAAATTAAAAGGCTACGGCTTACAAGAAGGTGACCTGGTCAGCTTCAAGCCTGATAGTGAATATGAATTTAATGTAGATGGACAAAAACTTTACAGAATGTTTGACCATCAAATAACAATAGCTCTATGATTAAGTCAGAAGATTTAAAAAGAGAAATAATATTGGCAGGAAGAAAAGCTGTTGAGCAGCTTATCAAAGTGGCTAGAGAGGATATTATCAAGCCAGACCCTGAAGATGAATTGGCGGCAGATAGATTGAAGAACGCTGCGGCCACCAAAAAGCTGGCTATATTTGATGCTTTTGATATTTTAAGCAAGATAGACCAGGAGGAAGAAAATATAAACATATCTAACGATACAAACGCAAAAGTTGAAACCAAACAAGGATTTGCAGAGCGAAGGTCAAGGTAGACTTTACCAAGTCATAAATGACTACATTCCCAAGGGAGCGCTATCAAATAAGAATAGAGCTAAAACCTGGGAGTATGGTTACAATGAAAAGTATGACTTTGTAAACATATCCAAGACTGGTCAGGTAGGGGAGATTGTAAATATCTCTGGCCTGTATATTGGTCTTCCCTTAGCTCCTAAAACCTGTGACTCTCGTTCAGCTAAAAAGGAAGAGCAGTATTGGGAAAGACAAGAGCTTCCTCAACCCTTAGCTAAAATACAATCCATATTCCAATGGAATGAAATGTCATCCGAGTTTAAAAACAGATGGGTGGATTACATTGAATCTGAATTTGATAGAAGAGAAGATGGGCATTGGTTTATGAATAATGGAGCGCCGACCTATATTACAGGAGCACACTATATGTACTTACAGTGGTCTAGTATTGACGTGGGGTATCCAGACTTTAGAGAAGCCAATAGAATCTTTTATTTATTCTGGGAGGCGTGTCGAGCAGACAACAGAAGTTTTGGAATGATATACCTAAAGATAAGACGCTCAGGCTTTTCTTTTATGGGCTCTTCAGAGTGCGTAAATACAGGAACGCTGGCAAAAGATGCCAGGGTAGGTATACTGTCAAAGACTGGAGCAGACTCTAAAAAGATGTTTACCGACAAGGTAGTTCCTATATCTACAAGGCTTCCTTTCTTCTTTAAACCTATTCAGGATGGTATGGACAAGCCCAAGACAGAGCTTGCCTTTAGAATCCCAGCCTCTAAGATTACAAAGAAGAATATGTATGAGGCAATGGACAATGAGCTTACGGGTCTTGATACCACCATTGACTGGAAGAATACAGATGACAACTCTTATGATGGAGAAAAACTTTTGCTTTTAGTCCATGATGAGAGCGGTAAGTGGATAAAGCCAAATAACATTTTAAATAACTGGAGGGTAACTAAAACTTGTTTGCGTTTAGGAAGCAAGATAATTGGCAAGTGTTTAATGGGTTCTACCTCAAACGCTCTAGACAAGGGAGGTAGTAATTTTAAAAAGCTATACGAAGATTCAAACGTAGCTAAGCGTAACTCTAACGGACAAACTAAGAGCGGACTCTATAGTCTGTTTATTCCTATGGAGCTAAACATGGAAGGTTTTATTGATATCTATGGTCAGCCCGTTATGAGAAAACCCTCTGAGCGCATTAGAGGCGTGGATGGCGAGTGGATTAAAAACGGAGCTATTGACTATTGGGAAGCAGAAGTAGAGTCATTAAAGTCTGATGCTGATGCACTTAACGAATTTTACAGACAGTTTCCAAGAAGTGAATCACACGCATTTAGAGATGAGAGTAAGTCTTCTTTATTTAATCTAACTAAAATATACCAGCAGATAGATTATAATGATTCGTTAATTATGGAACATCATTTAAGCAGAGGCAGTTTCCATTGGGAGAATGGTATTAAGGATTCAAAAGTAATCTTTAGTCCAGACAACAAGGGAAGGTTTTTGATTAGCTGGGTTCCCTCTAAAAATTTACAGAACAGAAAGATTGAGCGCAATGGACAGCGTTATCCAGCCAATGAGCACATTGGTGCATTTGGTTGTGACTCTTATGACATATCAGGAACTGTAGGAGGAGGAGGCTCTAATGGAGCGCTTCACGGAATGACAAAGTTTAGTATGGAGGAAGCTCCATCAAATGAGTTTTTCCTACAGTATGTGGCTCGCCCACAGACAGCTGAGATATTTTTTGAAGAAGTTTTAATGGCGTGTGTATTTTATGGGATGCCTATTCTTATAGAGAATAACAAGCCTAGGTTATTATACCATTTTAAAAACAGAGGGTACAGACATTTTTGTTTAAATAGACCAGATAAACATTATTCAAAACTATCAAGGACAGAAAAAGAGTTGGGTGGTATACCTAACAGCTCGGAAGATGTAAAGCAAGCTCACGCTGCAGCAATAGAATCTTACATTGAAAAATATGTAGGATTAGATTTTGCGGGTACGTTTAGAGACCCTGATGAGATGGGTTCTATGCTGTTTACCAGAACGTTAGAGGATTGGGCAAAGTTTGATATTAACAACAGAACAAAGTACGATGCTACTATTAGCTCTGGACTAGCCATTATGGCAAATCAAAAGCACTTATATCAAACAGAAAAAAAACAATCAAAAATAAAGCTTAACTTTGCAAGGTATACAAATAACGGAACTTTAA